CTTGTAATGAATTTTGACCAATAGCTGTATTACGGTCATCAGCATTAGCACTTAAAGCTGATGCACCAACAACTGTATTACCAATTCCATCAGTACAATCATCTCCTGCACCATGACCTATGTAGGTATTATTTGTTCCTGTTGAGGTTGTACCTCCTGCAAAATATCCCAATGCTGTGTTATTACTAGCAGTAGTGCTAGTAAAGTTTTGTGCATACAAAGCACCAAATCCTATAGCTGTTGTAAACTTACCTCTAGTGTCAGCACCTAATGCAGCATAAGTACCATCTCCACCCATTGCTACGTTAGCAACACCGTCTGTATTAGCATCTCCAACTGAAGAACCTATGTAGGTATTACCTGTCCCTGTTGTGACTAGTGATCCTGCATTATAACCAACCGCTGTATTATGAGCATCTGTCGCACTAGTAAAATTTTGGCTAGATAAGGCTTGAAAACCCATAGCTGTGCTTTTGCTTCCTTTTGTATCATCAGATAATGCTGAAGATCCCAAAGACGTATTAGAGCCGCCATCTATTATAGCCGACATCGAACTTTTTCCTACTGCTGTATTGTCAGAGCTAGTAGTTAATGCATCGCCAGAAGCATAGCCAATAAATGTATTATTATCCCCAGTGCTAATAGCTGTTCCTGCTTCATCACCGACAACAGTATTATAGTTCCCACCAGAAGCAATAGAGTTCCCTGCATTTACACCAACTCTTACGTTAGATGTTCCTGCTGAAGCTGTAATAATATCTGTGCCATCTGCAAAGGTTACATCGCCACCGTCTGATAAGGTTATTCTTGTGTTTCCGTCATCTGTTTTGAATACAAGTCCGTCACCGTCAGACGCTGAAATTTGACCTGTTGTGATCTGCCATTCATTATTTGTTTGGTCTAAAACCGCAACTTGTATCCAAGCGTTATTCGCTTCATTTCGGATATACAGTTTATTATTTGTCGTATCATACCACCACTGATTAGCAAACATTGTGCTTGGTGCAGATGTGCCAGAGCTATTTGAGGCTAGTGCTTGCAAGGCATTGTTTATATCAGCCCTTGTAGCAGGAAAGCCCTGATTAGCTATATTCATATCATGTTGTGCCATTTAAACGATCTCCTTACCAAATCCTTTAGCCACATAGTCAAGTGTAACTGAGTTTGTGCTTGTACTACTACCAGAAAATACTTCTATATCAAATCCTGCTCTGGTTTTATTCGTAATAACATATCTTTCGCCATCCGCCAAGTTCGCTAATGACAATCCAAGTGCAGGAACACCCTTAAACTTAGTCGGGAAAGCAACGCTCTTTGTGCCAGTAAATGTTATATCGACTTCTGATTGTGTTCGTTCTGGCATATCTATTTCTGCTCTTAATTCTCTAATTGCAGGAGAAGCTGCGCCATTTGTACATTCTAATATGCAACGAAACTGCATTGCTCTGGCTGTTATATCTGCAACAATAAAGGGTTGATATGCTGTATAAGTTGGTGAACCAGATGGATCATCGTTAGTGTGACGCAATTCAAACCTTGCTGATGTTACGTCAAACTGGGCAGGATCTCCGTCAAAATCTCCAAGACGAGCATCAAAAAGCCCTGTGGCACTGTCGAAATCGTTAACATAATCTAAATAATCCACCTTGAATTTAGGATATATTCGGCTTGTATATACTTCACCAAAATCTACCGTTGTGTTGAAATCGTATGTACCAGATGTAACCGTTCCAGAAAATCCATCAAATAAACCAAGACCATCATCAAAGTTACCTGTTCCGCTATCAAATTGATCTACGGTATCCAAAGCCAGATAATCACCTTCACTATCTTCTAGCACTACGACATTACTTCTAGCTCCTGCAAAAACGGGATCTTCTTGTATTGTCTGAATAGCGTTGAAGTTTTCCACATTATTAGGATCGACTAGCACAACAAAACTTGCTGCCGCTGCCGAAACACCGCCTATTTTATCAACGGCTTTAAGGAAGTAAGTGCCTGTTTTAGCAGGAACAACAGCCGTATTAGCAGGACGAGCAATCTTATCAACTATGCTAACTGCATTTTGATAACTTGCGCCAGATGTCTCCGATGAGAATCTTACTTTATAGTGCGATAAATCAGCATTTGCTACTGGTGTCCAAGATAAATTCAATGCGCTACCTGTTACGTTACCAGTGAAGTTTGTCACGTTATCTGGTGGACTTGCAAAGGCTGTTAATTGCTTTCCTGCTGTTGAGGTAAACGGCCCTGCTGCACCAAAAGAGTTAAAACCTCTAGCTCTTACATCGTAAGTATCATCGCCTAATCCAGTTACTTCGAACAATCCATTTCTTTGTTTACCTACAGAAATAAAATTAGCGTCACTGGTTCGTTTATATTGAGCTTCAAACTCTACAGCGAAAGGCTCGTTTGCAGTTACGTCTATAATAAGAACACCAACCGCTGCTTGATTTACTACGCGAAGATCAAAATCAACTCCAAGACCGACAGTAGGAACTTGAGTTGCAGATGGTAAAGTTGTTGCATTGAGATCAAAGTCTTTCTCTTCTGCGTTCCAATCGTAAACGGCTGAACTTATTTCACGCAAAGCCATATTGACCTCTAGAGCCTTATCTTGAGAGATACCAAAACTCCATTCAGCTACTTCAAAAGTCTTAGCGCTAAATCCAAGCCTTGTGTTTGTCAGACTAATAATATCACCGATTTGAAGCTGTAATGCTCTAAGACCAAACGTGCCAGATAAAGTAAGCTGTTCACGTTGTTTAAATAATGCAATTTTAGCTATTCTTTGCGCCGCCGTTGATCTTCCAGTAAACGGCAGGGGAATGTCCTGAATTATCCTCTCACCGCCATCAACAGCTTCAAACGTGCTTGATGTTACTATTGGGAAGTCTGTCGGCTGATAATCTGACTCAAAGCCTGCAAACATACCTGAAACAGCATTAAAATTATCTCTTCGACTATGCCTAGTGCTTACTTGAAGGTTACTTCTTAAATCATCCTCAGTAAGCGTTAAAACAGATGACGTAAATTCTCCTGCTTTGACACCCCATTGGCCTTGACTATAGAATATTGTTCCTGCCATTGATGCCACAAGATCAGTGATAACATCATCTGGTGGTAAAGAGGTAACAAACGATCCATTAGTTTCATATCGTTTTTCTGTAGAACCTCCACCCTGCGCTAAAGGTACATTTTCATCACAAACATTAGCGGCTGCCGAAAATATAGTATCATTTATTTCAGTTGCTTCATCAACTCCAAGCCCATAATCAGATATTAAATAATCTCTTAAAGATAGAGCAGCATTACTAGAGTCTACATATGCTGATGATCTAGGATCATATACTTTCTTACCTCTTACTTTGGCACTAAATACTGGTAATCCTTGAGGAAATACAGAAGTATCAAATTCTGCTCTCACATATATATAACAAATACCTTTTGCCTGATGTGAGGCTGTCCATGCACTATCTTCAGCTACTAAATCAGCGTCAGCCGCTTGTGAGCTTGTGCCTAAATGTTTATTTATTCTTAACGCTGAATTAACTACGTTTCCTGCATCATCCTTGATCTGAAATTCATCATTAGTAACGAAACCGCTACCGTCTAATGATAATGATACATTTCCTGCATATACAGTAATAATTTCAGAACATTCATGCCCTGCTAAAGCAATTAAGGTATGTAAATACTTTTGATCTTCTGTAATGGAACGATAAAAAATAATACCACCGACACGAACAACTCCATAGATAATTGCATGATCAGCCGCAGGAACAACAGCATTAACACTTGTTCCATAACCCTTCTGGGCTGCTTGCGCTGATGCGGCGGCTGCTGCTGCTTTCCTCGTAGCTTTTTTTGAGAGAGCATTGAGAGCATATGAAGTGATAACAGTTGCGCCAACATAATAAACAACTGTCGCAACTGCGATTGTTGTTCCCCCTACGGCTGCAATAATTGGAATAACAAAACTTGGCATTATTCAATACTCCAAAACAAATCATTTTCATCTAACGGCCATAATATCATTCCATTATCACATATGAAAGCACCTAGATCGCTAACGACTACACCCAACACAACAGGCAAAACCCCAATCGTTTGATCAACAGGCCGACCAACAATAAAACCCCTCGATGGAAATCTACCCTTAAATCGTTCTAATCTATCGTCAAGCATATCTATTACAGTGTCATATTCTAAGTGCATAAGTTTCCGTCTATAATGCAAAAGAGCAGATTTTGGTGTCGTGTAATTCCCCAAACAATCATCTGCAAAACCCTGACCCCGCATAATCTCGACTGCCTTATTTATAAACGTAAAGCAATCATGCTCGCCCCAAACAAAGGGATAATCGTGTAAGCTGTTCACATACTCAGCTAACTTAATATCCCAATTTGGAACACGCATCAGCCACCGCCACCCCACTGCAATCGTTGGTTTTGTAGGCTTTCCACAAAATCAAATGCTTTATCTCCTGCAAATCTTTGCTTTTGGTTTTCAGCCGTATATCTGCGATTTCTAGGCTTTTCTAAATCAATCAATCTACTCTCAACGGATGTAACTATTGTTGATGTTTCTGGCCCTTCATCAATATTCATAGTGTCCATGTAACCAGTAAAAGCTAACATTGCGTTCTGTGCCGCAGGACTTGACCAATTTATAAAACCAAAATGAATATTACAAAGTCGGCCCTGATAAGGAGTATTTAATGCGTGTACTAATAAATTTGATGGAATACCGCTTAAAGTAAGATTAATTCCTTTTGCGCTTATATCCTGACTTTCTTGTACTTCTGATATCGATAAAAGATCTCCGATTCCGCTATATGTCTGACTGCTTCCAGAAGTGACACTAATATCTCCGTATCCTGTCCAAACACGAACAGTATCAGTATCAAAAAACAACTCTACAGCATAAAACGGAGAAACTTCAGCATCATCAAGTGCGTTTAATATGGATGATATTATCGTTCTAGTCATTAGATAGCCTCAACGCCACCGAAAGTTATTCCATAAAGAGCAGTCTCTCTTATGCTCCAGTTCTGCTCGTCACTAGCTAATCGAAAGCGTCCAATCGTATTAGTCACAACAACAGTTGCATTGTCGCTTGGAGCAGTTCGTATATAAGGCCAAATATCGGCTGCAACCTGACCTGATCCATTACTATCAACATCAGCTAGAACTTTGTGTAGCGTTGCACTTCCTGCTGTTCCTAACTGTATATAGTCTCCTGCCTTGAGCCATCCTGTTTGTGAGGCTGTGCAACCATCTATATTTAAAGTGCCGCCTATTTGACTAGCTCCGTTAACGAGTGGAGTGCCTCCTGCTGAACCTCTAGGACTTGCACCGACAGGATCTCCGAGCGTAAACGTGCCAAATCTGCCTCGTAAGCTAACGAGAAAAGCAACCCATTGTTCTGCATCTGCTCTATTCATAGCAGGAAGCGTGACATCTACTTCCCATCTTTGCCCTGCATGAGCCACTGCTTGTTGCTGATAGGTAAAAGGCGACATACTCATTCCGACAGTATTAACTGCTCGAAGCGTTATATTTCTAATACCTGTGTGCGATGGAAGTGTTAAAGGATAAGTTATAGCCATTTAGAACGCATTGGCAAAGCTGCCACCCCTTCTCCGAGCATCCAAAACAGCCGCCTTACTTGCCTCGGCTATCTGTGGAAGCAGTGTTTGTATTTCGGTTCTGACGGTTTGCTGAACTCCAGTAGTCACATTGATAGTTTGATTTACTACGACCTCGCCACCAGAGTTTCCTCTTGAGTGATCTACAACTGTTTCATTCGGGTGAAGCATAGCCATAAAGCCACCTCGACCATCTAATCCACCTGTTCGAGGAGCGTTTCCTGTGTATCCACCACCATCAAATCTAGGTAATGGTGCGCCCGATAATGTTGGCCCTTGAGGTGCGCCTGCTAAAGCGCTTGTTGCTAAATTAGTGATGAAACCTGTTATTTGCTTAACAACAAATATTCTAAAAAGCTCGGCAATAATGGTTGAAGCCATTGATCGGAAAGCATCTTTAATTGATGCTGTGCCAGTAACAGCGCTCATAAAGGAACGCTCAAATGAGCTTCCAATCATATCGACTGCTGTTTTCAAGTTCTTTATCTCTGGAGTTAGCTGCTTAATTTGATTCCTAGTCTTTTTAAGCGGTTCTTTTTTATCAAGCTCTTGCTGTTTCTTTGCAAAAGCAGCCCTTAGCTCTGCAATTCTTTGCTCTTGAACAGCGACAGAAGCCTCGACCTGAAAGTTTTCTCTGTTACGCTTAACGATCTTATCTCTAGCCGCAGCCTCTTCCTTAGCTTCTTTAGTTATTCTTATTTGCAAACGCTGTTGTTTTTGCAGTATTAAATTATGCAGTCCAGTGCTATCTAAAATCTGGTCGAATGTTTTTATTAACTCCGTACCTTCTATTCCCATATCTGCAAGATTATTTCGAGCATTTAATAGATTTTCTGCCAAACCTATTGCACTGTTGGAGGCTTCTAAAGCTCCCATCACTTCATCTGTGATAGTTTTAGAAATGCCTAGACTCTTTTCCAAATCATCTAAGTCGCCCATTAATCGCTTGATGCGATCAGTGTCCATTCTTTGACCTTCTGGAACAATAAATAAGCTGTTTATTGCATTTCTTGTCTTTTCTATTTGTGGCTCAACTTCGTTCATTCGGTCAAAAAACGGATCAAGCATTTTCTGCAAAGGATCTGCCATGCCTCTTAGCACTTCTTCAAAAGCCTGACGCCTTAAAGTTTCTATTAATCTTTGTGCTGCCTCTGATGCTTTATCTATTGGCTCAACTAAATTGTTTGCTAATAACTTATCAAAGCCAGAAAGATCATTTAAGGCATCGCTAACCTTGTCTAATTCTTCTGCTGCATCTCCTGCTGATTTACCGAAAGATGTCATTGCGGCTAATATCGGAAAACCAATCGCTGCAATAACACCCAAAATAGGAGCGACAACTCCAAGAGAGCCGCCAAGAAGCGCAAAGCCTCCTGCGATTTGAGGTAACTGCATACCAAGCACTCGAAACATATTTGTTCCCATCGATGCTTGTACCGCGATGTCGCCTAACTGGTTTGCAGTGTTTTGGAATATGAATGTCGTTCTGCCTGACATTCCTCGGCTAGTTCGAGCAACGCTTGTACCCATCTGCTCAACAGCGCTGTCGGCTTGCATTGCTGACGTTTTAACTTGATCGGTAGCTCGNTTAAAATCTTTAGCGCCCTTNTGAGCGCCTCTGGCATCGATATTAAGACTTAATGTTGTCATAATAATTACGCTCCGTAATATCTAAGGCCATCATGCAACGAGCAAAACTTTGGCGTTCAATAGGATCATCAAGACCAATATGAAAGCAATATGACATAATTTCGCTGAACGGTATAGGGGAAAACCCAGAATATCCTATTTGTCGCCCTTGTCTCAAATCGTTATATCCAATCCAATACATCATATTTTGAGGATTAGGTTTATTTCTGACCTCTATTGCGCCCTTTGCCATCAAGTAAGCCTCATCCTTTGCAGAGTACTTAAAAGACCATAGAAGCGCCTCGATTAGTTTTTTACCGTTTCCTCTTCGACTTCCTGTCTAAAATTACCCAACTCATCAACGTACTTTGCCCAATCCATGAAGAACTCGGACAATTCATTTATCTTTACATCGGCAAGCTCAAGAAAATGCTCCTTATCGCATTTCATCTTAGTGCCATCGTTTTGAATATTAGTCTCCCATGAAACAACGCAAGTATCATAAAGAGCCTCAAATAACTTCTTGCCAACTTCCTTATCGGAATCAAACTTAAATTTTGTGTATTTGTCCTCGTTATCAATCATTTTAGTTGCTTTGAGGGTTTGCATTTCCTGATATAAAACCACCTGTTCACGTTTTACAGTTAAATCAGGATTAGCCCATCCTCCTGCACGACATTTAATAGTGATATATGTTTTGCCCTTATCAGCTAAAAAGTCTAACTCAGGCGTAAAATTACTCTCAAAAACCATATCTGATAATTGAGGTTTCTTTAGTTTAAGCATCGGTGTCTCCTTTGTCGGTTTTGTGTGGGGCAGGAATACCGACAACCCACCCCACTATAGACGTCTATTCTTGTGTTTTCTTAGCCTTGGATTCCTTGGCTAGTTCGGGTTTGTCGGCCAACCCTAACTCTTTGACAGTCTTAGCATCAATTTGATCGCCAACGTAAAAAGTTTTCTCTTTACCATCGACAGTTCCGTGAAATTTACGAACAGCAATCATGAAACTGCTCTCGTTAGTTTTACTGACGCATCCTCGGTAGCTTCGTCATACATTGCTCGGATTGTTACGTCCTGCATTGCATTAGTGCCAGTGAAGTCGATATTAGATCCAGTAAACTTACACTTAGGAAATAGGAGGGTGTATTTTTTACCCGATACTGAACCTAATGGAAAAGTAACTGCAAAGAGCGAGTGATTTGTATCTCTTGCTGCATTATACAAAGTTGCAAAGTTAGTATCTACATAAACACGAGCAGTTATTTCAGGAAGCAACGCTCCTCTTGTAATGCCATCCTTAGTAAAAGAGCTTCCTAGCTTTGTTTGTGCTTCTCTGCCTTCATAGTTGAAGTTGATAGTCGCACTCTCAAAAGCGTCTAGCGTGTACCCTGCAAATGCTATCGTTCCAACATCAACACCTGATGTTAAAGGCGCTCTTTCGGTTTGATCTGTATATGATGAGCTACCGATTGCAGATGTTGTCGTATCAAGTGAACCCATGCCAGTTAGATCAAAGGAAAACCCTATCTCTGCATTTGAAGCAAGAGTTAATGATCCACCAGTTGCCTCGACACCTGTGTAACGCATCATTGTAAGCGTACCGCCAACTCCTGCGTTTATTCCGTTCTCTACAGTAACGGTTTTAGTTGCCTTTGCACTTTTTAATACGTTTGTTGAGTAAGCTCCTTGAAGCAAGCTCTCAAGGAATGTGTCGTATGCTCCATAAACTAATGTGCCTGACATATTACCAGTGACATCAATTCCTGCAATAGCCGTTTCGACTGCTTCGCCTTTTGCTGCAAGTGATCGATGCTCGATTACATTTGGAGCAGCAGTCATATTTATTGGAACATCGCTCGTTGTAAACGATGGTGATGAGGGAGTAGTTCCCACTGTTGATTCAGCCACAAACGCGCTCCGTAGCTGATTAGATGCAATGCCAGTCATGTTGTGGCCTCCTTATTTAAACTCGTATCGTATAAAAGGAACGACAAAAGTTGCAATGTTAAATGGTATATCAGAAACTTCTCCAGAAATATATGGGTGCTGTTGATCTGGTGAGAATCTGATAAATTCGTTTGTAGTCGCTATTGCACCCGTATTCGCAATCCTTTTATCGAAAAAAATACCGTCTAATGTTTCTGCGTAACCTCTCCAAGTCTCCGATCCCTTGCCGTTCTCCGTAAAGATCTGGATAGTTACAATGCCAGTATAATCTATTCTATTAGTATTTGCACCAATAGATCCTTGCATAGTTAAACCGTTTTCTATTGATACTCGGATACTATTAAAAGAAGGGCTGAACTCATGTCCATCGAAACCTATTGGTGTCGTTGTTCCCCATTGAGTGCTTAAATATGTCTCAATCGCTCTGCGCTCTAATGCATAAGTCATATTAACACGTTCCTATATTTGGTTCGCATTTCGGCTAACGTTAGTGCAACCATACCTTTCGGAGCTTGCCTAGACCATCCATTTTCTAATCTATTTGCATAAGGAAGATTATTTTGAATAATAATTGATTTGTCTTTCTTGTACTCAAAAGTCTCGATTGTTTGTGTGCCGCGAGTAATAGATGATGTTCCTGTCTTATCGGATGTATTAACCTTTGCAGGGTTCATTCTATTCTTGCTAACGATCCAGTTACCTCTAAATCGACCAGTATCGACAGGAGACTTCTTAACGATACCTCGCAAACTATCCATAGCAATCAATGAGATAACGTCCTCGATCTTTTCATCGGTATCGACCAAATCTTTGTTTAGCTGTATCTCGAAATTCTTATAGGTCATTTCTGTAACGCCACTCCATATTGAAGTGAAATAGACCCGACAATCTTCTGCGCTGCTTTTATTTCATAATCAATCGATGAAATAGTTAGCTTGTATCCTTCCTTGATAACCTCGCTAAAACCCTCCAACAAAACAAGTTGACGATTTGATCCGATGATTGAATCAGGAAATATATCTCTGGCAGGAGTATCAGTATCAAATAAAGCTCTGCCTGTGAGAGTTGTTGTTGTAACTGGATAAGTACCAGTTGAAGGGTTGTAAGTTCCTTGAGTTTCGTAAGTCACTGTCGCATCAAAGATAACATCCGTTACCGCTATATCAACGGCATCGAAGGCTGCATCTGAGATTGCTGTGACTGTTGTACTCATCCGCGCACCATTTTAAGTTGAGCGCCACCGTAAATAGTATATG